ATAATCTGTGGTGCATTTTCTGGACTATCTACATCAATGTACATTAATGAACCTGCATTCTCTGAACCAGCATAAGAAGCATTCAATTGTTGTTGAATATCCCTTAACTGATCATCTGAACCATTAGTAAATGTAGTTATAGATAAAGATGGTGCTAAACCATTTCTAATATTGTTAGTATGAAAATTATCTATTTCAGTATCTAACTCAATAACTCTATAAGCACCTACATAATCAGGTAGAGGATAGTATCTTTGTCCTGGTCTATAGTTTTTATGAACATAAAGTTGATGAGGTTCATCAGCTTTTTTTGCAGGATCATATGTTGGTATGTATAGAGCTTCTTGATCACTAACTACTGATCTGCTTCTACCTATTCTATTCCATTTGGAACTAACATAGTATCCTGGACATTTACCCCTATGATCTTTTTCTTTTGCCCTAAGATAAGAAAAATCAATATGATGGAAATCTGCCCTTGTTCTATCATTCGACCATATTACCTCAAGAGCAAACGAGCCATGTAGTTTATAATCTAATGCTACTTTCGCATACAAATCATTCCATGTCTCTCCCGAACTATTAGCTCGTTCTAAATATATCTCTTCATCTGCAGTTAATCCTTTACCAATGATACCTTGTACGATAGCATTTACTGCTGCTGCATGAATAGATGACTTGTTGTATATATCGATAGTAGTTTGAGGAAATAGATTATCTTCACCGAATCTTACATATTCGTCACTATCTCCTTGTTCTCTCCAGTCAAAAAACTTATTGCCTCCTGATGGAGGTGGTATTCTTTGAAATTTTAATTTTTTTATATTATCTGCCATTTTACGAGTTATAAGTTATATAACTACCTATCTGATTTGTATCTGTATAAGTAGTAATACTTTGTTCGTTAGTACCGTAAACATATGCTCTATCTTCTGATATAATAGTAGCAATGTTTGGATCAAATTCATCTGACCCTACATTAGACCAAACTTGATTTACTGAACCAAATTGGACATGAAAATTGCCCCACTTAGCTTTTGAACGTTCTGCTTGATATAATAAATCTGCTTGGTATTGTCCTGATGCAGTTGGTATTCCACTTCCTGAATCAGCTTGTAAAATAATTAAAGAAGACTTATTTTTATCTACAGTTGTGTTAAGTCTAGATAAAGTAACTAATGAATTACTATTGTCTAAACTTTGAGATAATGATAACCTATATAATGGATTTATGCTAGCACTGAATGGTATCTCTTCTGGATACATTACAAATGTAGAACTAGACGCTGAGTAGTATAGATTAATCATATTTATTAAGATAAGAAAAAAGGCAAAGATCTACAAATAACCCTTGCCTTGATTCTATTTTACTTTTTATTAGTAAGAAACTGTAATACCGGTAAGAGCATCTGTTAGCTCACCTGCACTAGTTGTAATTTCTTGTGCTGGGAATGGTTCCAAGCCTTCGAAAGTGAGTGCATATTGGTTAGCGTCGCCGAATGCTGTACCTGTAGTTCCAGAGCCTCCAGTAAGGGTTGCTCCTCTGTCTTTTCCTACATAGAAAAATTTACCAGAGTAATCTTCAGATCCATTATTTGTCTCTACGACAATTTTTAAATCTGGGTTTTGCGCAAGCACCTTTACCTGATTTCTAACCGAAGTTTGAAGCTTATGGAATGCTACGTTTACAGTTTGGGTATAAAATACGGTTCCGTTTTCAAGACTAGGGTTTGGAGTTTCAGTAAAGTCGCCAGTATTTTTAGTCAAATCAAATTGATAAAATACTCCGTCTCCTGAGATATCAGTTATTTCTCCTGTAGATTCTGTAACTGTTGTTACTGAACCTGATAGAATATAAACTGATTTAATGCCTCCGCTGTTGTCCCTGCATCCTAATTGGAAACCTGCTGTTACATCACAAGCCATATCGTTTTATTTTTTAGGTTAATAAAAAAAGGCGGCTGGTTAAAACCGCCTTTATAAGCTTCAATTACAGTCCGTTAGAGACTATATATTCGGGGAACGCTACTTGTACACCTAACTTAGATTTCAATCTATGTTTAAGTTGGTCACCGTTTATGTCATACCAAAGCTGAAATGACGTTTCGTCAGACATTAAATCTGTTCCTACTACTGCATAAGCATCTGGCATAAGAGCAATTCTTTCGCCTGTGATACCTGAAGTACCTACTACTTTTACATTCTGAAACGGATATGCCATCTGTAGGATACCTGTTCTGTTTGTAATCGATCCTGGATCGAAGTAGAAGTTATTTGCAGATCTAAGTGCAGTTACATATTTCCTAAAGTTTGCAACAGACATCCAGATTGTTAAATCGTCTCTATCAGCAATCTCTGTGTTAACATTTTCGATTAATGAATCTAAGATTCCTAGTGCAGTAGTTGAACTAAATGAACCAGTTGCTTCATTAGGTACAACAACTCCAGCTGTAGAACCAGAAGTAAGTAATCCTAAACCGTCTGTAGAATTCCATAGGAATGCATCATCAGATTTTTTCATCTGATTAACGATCATGTCTGTATAAGTTTCTGCTAAAGCAAATGTTTCATTATAAGAACCTGCAGATAGTGCAGAAATTCCTAAATATTTGCTATTCAGTTCGTCTAAACAAAGTCCATCATAAGAAGTTCTTTGAGTGACGGTAATATTTCTCTGTGTAGCTGTCAAGCTACCAGATGGAGAAGAAACACAGTTACCATTTTGTACCTGTAAATCTACTTCCATAATGTTGAGGGGCTCTTGGTATTTAATTCCCTCTTGTATTGGTAGAATACTAGTTGTGTACCCTTCAAATACAATTTTTGGTACGATCTTCCCAGCGGTTTCGTTGTTGAAGTCGTCTAAGGCTGATACATCTAATGCCATAATTAATTATTTTTGAGAGTTTGTTGTTTTGCTTTTAAAATCATATCGTACTGAGCCTTTTTCTGATTAAAAGGTTCTTTTTCCCAAACTTTATCTTTGGAAGTTATAGTCGCTGAAAGTTTTGCTTTCGCCTTTTCGACAGGCTCTGAAGCTGGAGCAGACATGTATTGTGAAAGTTTTTCATCATGTTCAGCCATTTTCTTCTTTAGTGCTTCAATTTCTGGAGCAACTATTTCGGCAATAGCTTCTATGATTTTTTCTTCCATTTTTACTTCGTCTAACTCTTCAATGATTTCTTCTTCAGCTAACTCTTCTTTGGAAGCTTCTTTAGTAGTCTCTTCAACTGATTCTTCGTTAAAAGTTTCAGCTTCTTCTGCAGAATATTCTTGTTCTGCTAAACTACCTTCGTCAGCTCCATCAGGTCTTGCAACAC